TTATTCTATACTAGTATGCCATGGCGCTGGCTTGCTCCAACTGTAACATGGCATATCATGTCCATAGTTATCCTTATAAATTTGCTGAATGATTTTTAACTCGTCAGGGTGTGCTAAAGCTGTAACCACTCCATCATGCATCCAATAAACACATCCTTTTCCTTTCACCGTAAACATACACTGCATAGTCTCTTCTCCTTCCTGATCTGTTGTTGTGCTTTGGTTTCCGTTCATAAGCTCCTTGATACGGTTAATAAAATAGGCTTTTGTCTGCGCTGCGCCGCCGTGAATCTCCACTGATCTGTGCGGACAAGCGGTTGCAAACACCTCCTGATGCAGCATGATCGTGCTTGCACTTGGTGTAATTCCATACTGCTTGCACTTCTGTGCTGCCAACTGTAATGCTTTTTCCTCATTCGCTTTAAATACATTCAGATCGCCCATACTCTGGCAGACTTCTATTCCCAAGAAATTAAGATTTCCGTTTAAGTCGCCGCAATGCCAAGCGCAGTTTGAATCATCCTCTGCTTGCAGAATTCCATCACTACAAACATAATAATGCGCAAATCCATTCTCCAAGTTCGCTCTCTGCAAGTAGTTTTTATAGTATTCCGATGTTGCGTTCTGGCTGTCTGCCCCGTTGTGGATAAAAATACCGACTGGATTCATCCCTCTCCTGCCGGCAATTCCTCTACAGATACTCATTCTTTCTCTTTCTCCTGTTCTTCTACTTCAAACGCTTTTTCCAGTTCTTCTGCTGTTGTTCTTCCAAATTCGTTCTGTTCGCTCATGATCTCACCTCCTCCGTGCGATGTCGCACAATTACATATCAAATTTAATGTTTTCCCACTTTTTATAAGCATCAAAGTAGATCTCATTCTTATCTCCACTGTAAGTGATCTCATAATACATTCCATCACTTACCGGCGTACTAAGCAGCGCCTTGTGATTTTGCAGTGTCTTACAATACCAAACCACAAATACATCATCTACCGTCATGTTGTCAGATGTATCAGTCTTGTCTTTATTCTGGTTAAAATAATCTGCTACCTTTGCCTTGCAAATGTTTAAAAATTCCTTGCTTCCCATGATTTTAACTCCTTTCCGTGCGATGTCGCACAATAAAAGAGAGCCTGTTTCCAAGCTCTCTTAAATTATCTACTTATATTCAATTTACTCATTAGCGCTTCCTGAAGCACCTGCGAATAATTCACTCCTGCTCTCGTCGCAGCTTCGTTCAACCATTCGGGTATTGTCAGTGTTTTCTTTACCGCCCGATTATTATGCATTTTTGCGTATTCAATGGTATCGCATGCGATATAATTCACAAATTCTCCATCTTTTAATTCAATTTCTGCAGTAGTAGATGATTTTGGTATTTCGTTCTGTGCTACTTCTTCATCATAAAGATAAAATGCAAGCACATCCTCCGCCATTACAATTGCATCCTGCAGATCATCTCCGCAAGTATAGCACCCATCTAAATCTGGAAAAAACACCGAATATTTCCCATCTTCCTCTGGTGTAAACACTGCTGGATATACGTATTTTGCCATTCTGTTGACCTCCTTATATTATCTCATCAAAGGATTGGGCTTATTTCAGCCCAACATCCTTTAGTATTCTGTCCGCTGTTCCGGTCGGGATTTCCTTACTTTTATGTCTTGGGATTCGCACATCCTTTCCGGTTAAATCGCTGTGCCACTTATCATGCTCTTTACCATGTTCCACGAAAAAACAGCCATTCTTCTTGAGTATTTTAACAAGTTCTGATGTTTTCATTATTTCCTCCTTTCATGGTATTATTATAGCACGTGTCAGCACGTGTGTCAACAGTTTTTGCACATATTTATACGTGTTTTATTCTTTCTTCCCAATCTGCTTAATGGTCTGATTCACGTATGTACTCAATCCGGCTGTTAAAATCCCCTGCATAATCGCCGTAAATACCGCCATTGCGATCTCCTGCCCAGTACTGATGGGGCAAGATGCAATCACCCACACTGCACATAACACAATGCCAATACCTCCTAAAATAAGCGGGATGTACTTATCCTTTACTGTCTGAGACTGTTTTAATCCCATTCCAATAAAATACAGTACTACTGCTACAACAATCAATTCTGGTTTTACATAATTCATAATCTGATCCATATTCTTTCTCCTTAAAAATACATTGTTACTACCGCTCCGATAACTGCTCCGATCAGTGCGGTTACAACTCCATCCCATCGTCTGGCCGGAGTCTGCTCAAGATGTGTCACTTTTGCGGTCAGCTGCACAAGAGTTTGGTTCATAAATCCGACCTCTTTGGTCAGCCCAACCATTTCTTGCGCCAGCTGGTGCACCACATTAACAACGTCCTCTGCTTCTTTCATTCGGTGTTTTAGAGAGCCGATTTCTTTTCCGTGCTCTGCAAGTTTCACTTCTACTTCATTTTCCGTCATTCTCGTCTCCTTACCATATTTTTGTCGTTCCCAGGTATGCCGCTGTTACCTGTTTGTTTCCAATATAAATTTTTCTAATACGGTCATATCCAAGATACATTTTTTTATCTTCTTCCCATATGGCATACAATGTTGTATCACTATCGGAAGTGTATGAATATCCAGGATTATACATTGTATCTGGTTCTGTAGCCCCTGACCAACTGTTCCATCCTAAAAATATATAGCCAGAACGAGTAGGTTTATCATGTGTTATTACAATCGACTGACCTACATTCGCTGTCTGCCTTTCTGGCGCATTTATTCCTCCATTCGCGTCATATATAATGCTCCAAGTCCGAACTACATTCTGTTTCCATACTGCGTAAAAAGTCATGTTTCCATATGGGGTGTAAACGGATCCTGGTTGATAATCTGCGGATGTCGCCCACGATGATGTAGACCATCCTAAAAAAGTATAACCTGATCTTGTTGGTTTAGTATATGGAATGTAAGTTTGCTCTCCTATAATTTTCTGCTGGCTTGACGGCGCACCGGATCCGCCATTTGCATTGAAAGTAATTGTGCAATACTGTGTAGATTCACTCCAAATCGCGTATAAAATCGTGTTTCTATAAATTGTATAATAGTCTCCTGGTTGATACTGTGGACTTCCTGTTGATGAAGTTGACCACCCTTTAAATGTGTATCCGCTTTTTGTTGGAGTTGTATATGGAATTTGTACCCGTTCACCATATCCTCCATACAAAGTATTAAATGCGCCTGTTCCCCCTTGAAGATTAAAAGACAAAGAGTATTGCGTGACCTGATTTTGTTTCCATACTGCATATAATGTTGTGTCATATTCAGACATATATGAATAACCAGGTGTATATGCGGACTCTGGTTCTGTTGCTCCAGACCATGTAGACCAGCCTAAAAAAGTATATCCGCTACGAGTGGGTTTTGAATAAGTAATTGTAATGGATTGACCTACGTTAGCTGTTTGTTTTGCCGGAGCGTTATATCCACCATTTGCATTATATGTAATGCTCCATGTTCTAGTAACATTTTGACCCCATATGGCATATAAAGTTACATCAAAATCATCTCCTATAGGATCCCCCGGGCTATAATGCAATGTAGACGATCCTTTGCTTTTAGTCCATCCTTTGAATGTATATCCAGGTCTTGTTGGTTTGGTATATGGAATATATACAATTTCTCCCCAATGTTTTTTCATCATGCTAGGTGCACCAGTTCCGCCGTTTGCATCAAAATAAACACCCCAAAGATTTCTCTTTGCTGTGACTGTAAAGTTAATGCCTTTACTCACTACATTTGGGATGTGAATATTGGCAAATGCACCGAGTGATATATCTGCTCCAGCTTCTGCCGGAACAAATAAAGTCTCATCTCGAAATGTTGTTTCACTCTGCACAATAGTCATATACTTTGTATCTACAGAAGAATTTGTTTGATGAGCACCAACTTGCGTATTACCAGTTCCATATGTCGGTGAAGAGGTTGTTTTATTTGCTTTTAAGATAATTCTTACATCCCAACCAGCTTGCCCATTCCTAAACACACGTGAAGTCTGCCAGTCTGCCCAAGCACGGCAGTTTGAATTCCCGTCCATTATTTGATATCCAGTCCATCCGGAAAAGTCTGCCGATCTTGGTATAATTTCCTCCTTGTTCTCGTCGCCCATCCATTCGCCCCCTATCCAATAATCAGATATACCGTATTGCTATCCTTAGACCACAAACTGTCATATTCCGACTGCGTCATGGACTTAAATTTGTACGGCACATCTTTTTTCGATACATACCGGTTATCCATCTTTTTCACCGTGTACCCCATCCCAGCATAGTCCAGTACTTTTTTGGGGGAAGCTTTCTGCTCCCCCACCCGAAATATCTTTTTTAAAAATTCCGGCATTGCGTGTCACCTGCCTTATGAGAATAAACCATCAATTTCGGAATTTGTAATAGACTGAACATTTGCGTCAGATCCAGCCGGTCCCTGTGGTCCCATTAGTCCAACGTCTCCTTTTTCGCCTTTTAATCCCTGAGGTCCCTGTGGTCCTGTTTCTCCTCTGTCACCTTTGGCTCCTGCTGGTCCCTGGATTCCCTGTTCTCCTTTTGCGCCCGCTGGTCCTGCTGGACCTGTTGCACCCTGTAATCCCTGTGGTCCCTGTGGTCCTGTCATACCTGTGGCTCCTGATAAGTCTGTAATGTATGTGTAAGATTCGGCTCCTTTTACGTATAATTTTGCATTGTCGGCATCCTGTACATTTCCTGTGTCAATCATGACGAATTGCCCGGTTTTTACTCCATCAGTTGCAAATCCTTTATTCATTTCCGCTATAGATGTAAATGTTTTGGCGATTTTAAATGCTTCGCCTGCCGGTCCTTGCGGTCCCTGGATTCCCTGTTCTCCTTTAGCTCCAGCCGGTCCCGATGGTCCTACTGGCCCCTGGGGTCCGACTGCTCCAGTCTCTCCTTTATCTCCTTTGAATTCTCCAGCTTTGATTGCCTCATCCAACGGCTTTGATTTATACAAAACATCAGTAGAGACTACCTTATCTGTTTTCTTTCGAAATGCACCATTTGCCCATTCCTGCATTTTCGTTTTAAATGTTCCAAGCCCTGTGAAATCTAAAAATTTTGCCATGTTCTTTCTTCTCCTTTATTACTGAAATAATCCGTTGATCTCGTCTTCTGTGATAACTTCGTTTCCTGCCCCTGCTTCCAGTTCTCCAATCTTCTGTTCTACGGATTTTCCTTCCGTAAGCTGTACGCTTTCTGCCATGACCAGTGGGTAATCCCCGTTATTTTTTACTGTTAAGGTGTTGACGATTGTAACACCGCCGTCAATACTCTGTGCCATCTTTCAAACCTCCTTATTTTACCGTTACTGTTGTGTTTCCAAGACCTGCGTTTACAGACATCCAAACGTCATAGCTCTGCTTATATCCGGATGCGTTGGTAAACTCCAATGTCTGCGCTTTTGTAAATCCGCCGTCAAATCCACCCACGTTGAATATTGGCGTTCCAAAGGATGTCGGAAATGCGTAAACAATCTTTTCACCTTCTCCTGCATTGACCGTAAATGTGCGTCCTCGTCCACCTGCTAATGAAGATCCTTCCAGTGCCAGGATATCGGCATTTTCCAGCTGTTCCTTGTTAGTTTTTCCCCAGTATACTTTTGGCTGGAACGTGATGCCAACCGTTCTGGATACAACTGCATCCCTCTCATCTGTCACTGTCAGCACAATGTTGGTATTTGTTTTCAAAGACTTTCCTGTATAAGATTTCTTTCGAAGTGCTTTATCCAGTATTTCCTCCTGTTCTGCTCCAAATTTGATTTTCTGTGTTTTTGGCTCTTTATTTAACGCCCATGCAATATCAGATGCAGTAACTGTCGCACCGATTTCGTTGCTGCTGTTCGTGGCAGTCAGACTGTTGATTGCAATCTTGGTGTACGCCAGGTCATCGATTTTTTTCTTGTACTCATCCGAAAAATCATTGCTGGATAAACCTTTTCCCACCTCCTTCTTTACGTATCTCTCATCATTCTTCTGTACCAGGTGTGCAAGTCCATCCTGATCCAGGTACTTCTTTTCTGCAGCGATCACTGCTGCTTCTGTTGCTTTTTTTCTTGGCATTTTCACTCTGCTCCTTTCATAATCTCGTCAATCTCCGAATTGGTGATCGACTCTATCTCCACAGTCCCGCCGCTGTTTGACAGATTTACGGAACTGATTGTATCCTTACCAGACAAAAGCTGCAGTTGATTCCCCTCTAACTGCAGCCCGTCTCCTTTTTGCTTTAACCGCTCCACGATCTGTTCCAGTGCATGTTTATCCGCTGGGGCCTCATAATCTTCTGGCTTTTTTCGTGCTTTTACACTTAACCGAATTTCAAATATGGTCTTTCCTTCTCCCGGAATAGTCTTATATACATATGCCTGGATTGTTCCACTTCTTTTCAGTAATTCATTTGGAATGTCGACTGTGATGTCACCGTCTTCCACTTTCCCAAGTACCACCAATGCACCATTCGTACATTTGTCAGTGAAATGTACTTGTATTTGTTCTTCTTCTACTTCCATTCCGCAGATCTGTAAAACCTGTCCGTAATCCCATTGTGTAAGTTTTCCATCGATATCCACACGCCTGGAACATTCATCAAATACTGCAATTATCATTCTTATGCGCCTCCTCCAAGCGAATCGATATCCGAATTCGGAATCCCCTCTATCCCTGTTACTTCTCCGGAATCACCCCGGGGAATTTCGAAATCAAATACCGCCTCTGTTTCTGTACCCGAATTTTCAACAGACGCCTCTGTTCCTGCCTCCCCGGTCGTAGTAGTTCCGATCCGTATTGTTGCTGCTTTTCCTGCCGGTCCTTCCGGACCCTGAATACGTCCTACATTTTTCCACTGGCCAGATACGTTGTCCCATACATATAGATTTCCATCTACCAGATAGGATTCACCCGCATTTCCTGTTGGATGTTCTCTGTTCAATTCCTCTTCTGTTTTATAGGAGCCCAGTATAGTAACACCCGTTCCATCTTTCCCAGGCTCCCCCTGAATCCCCTTTTCTCCTCTTGGACCAGGATCTCCTTTCTCTCCTTTAGCCCCTGTTGCACCGGATAAATCTACCATGTACTCATATCCAGTTGCGCCCTTTCTATAAACCTTGGCATTATCTGCATCATCCGGGTTACCGGTACTTATCATCACAATCGCATTTTCCGGAAGACCATCGGTTTCAAATCCTGCATTCATCTGTCCTACAGAGGCATAAATCTTTTGCACGTTTAAAGCAATGCTTCCACTTTCTATGGTTCCTGACTGCAGAGAATCAATTTCAATCGTTGTAATTTCAATCGGATCATACTTCTCCAAACGATTTAGTATATCTACGAGCGCCTGATATTCATTAGTTGACTGTATTTCGGATACAGCCACTAAGTTTTCTCTGACCTCCATCTTCACTTTGAATGATGTGACAGCATTGCTACCATCAATCAAATGTAGCTGGCATTCCGTATTTCCCACTTCTGCAACCATTTGCGGCGTCAAACTGAACAGGACGCAATAATTGCTTATCACGGTTCCTTCTGTGTAAGTTTCTGATCCGCTTGGTTTCTTACAATAAATCCTGGCCTTACTGATTGTCTTTGCCATTCCGGAAATCATACAGCGCAGAAGTCTGCCCGAATCGTACTGTACTGCATAGATTGTTTGCATAATTCCCGGGTTTCTCGCGTCAATGTATAAAGTTGTCGTTGTTTCCATATCACACCTTCTTTCTTATCCTGGTATCCACCTAACGAGGTAAACGTCTCCCGGCAACACACCTCCACCGCTTTTGTATCGCAGCACACAGTCCCACGGATAGTTATAGTATCCGGTTGTCCAAATTTCCTCTCCTGTCTGATCACCAGTCTGGCCGCCGGTTGTTCCGCCAAATTCATTTTGGCTGGCCTGCACAACCTGTCCATTTCCAATTCCCATTGCAGTATGGTTTACGATGTTCAGAAGGATATCCCCTCTTTGTACACCGGATCCTGTTGCCAGATTTATCTGCCCTGTCACATCCGTAAAACCGCAATTCAAAAATATTTCCCGCATATTGCCGGTGTAGGTTGCCCCATTGCTTTTTACCGGAACCCCGGCATTTTCCCACGCCTGAATCAATAACGAGGAGCAATCGTAATCCGGTCCCCAGCGGTTTGTCTGATCATATCCGTGGCTATTATCATTTGCAATTTGAATCGCCCAGTTTACCGCAGCTTCTATTTTTTCAGATCCTCCTGCATATTGACTCAGGTAGTTGTACCAATATCTTGCCTGCTGCCGCCTCTCGGCTTCCACTTCTACGCCTGCACGTTCAAAGTTTTTCAAAAATGCAGATGCCAGATATTCCGGTGATTCTCCGCTGACCTTAAACTGATCAAACGACAGCGGATATGCATCGGTTGCAATCCACTGACCAAAAGAAACTGTAACAGAATCTATCCACGTAAGCTGACCGTTTGGATCCGTAATCCCATATCCGTTCGCACCTGCCCAGTTTGTATAATTTGTTGCCGGTGTCCACTGTACCAGTCCAAAGCCTCCACTATAGTTTCCCTCCTGCAGGCTTTGCCAGATTCCGGGATTGATGTTCGATTCACTTTGCATGTTGCCGCATATCCCAGCAATAGCATTCAGCGACCATCCTTTTTGTTCAAAAAAACTTAGTACTTCTCTTGCATTCCCCTGCATCTGCTCTGTGGTCAGATAAAAGTTTCCTATCGTCCATGACATCAGAAATCACCTTCTTTCGTGATTCCGCCCACAAGAAATCCTTTTTCAAACCTTAGATTTGTCCCATTCGAAAAAACTGCAGTTCCAGTCTTTCCATAAACTCCTGGTCCAACGTTTTCCGCATCTAACAGAACTGCATCCTTCGTGATCCTTAGTAAGTTTTTGCTGTCTTCTTTGTTTCCATCGGTGAATAACAATGCATTTCCAACATACGTCATACAAAGAACGCCCTCATCATTTTTGTTTGAAAATAATATTGTTCCGTCCTTTATTGTCACACGCCGATTATCGTTCAAAGAATCGCAGATATATTTCCCTTCTGCGTAAATTCCATCTTTATCCAGTCGGACTATTTCTTTCCCGCTTGCATCCAGCACCCTTGCAACGCCACTATTATTGTCAAGTCCTCCGATTTCCAAAGTTCCACCTCTGATCCGATCAGCCAGCATTGTTCCTGCTGTGATAAAATCAGCAAAGAATCCCTGTCCTGTTCCAAAGGTGGACCAGTCCCAGTCTCTTCCATCTGCAGTTCTTTTGCTGGCAATCTCGAACCCCATTGTACCAAGGCACATTGCCCCAAACGTTTCCGACTCCGGATTCAAATCTTCAAATAAAACAGCGCGTACTTTCTGTTTTTGTGCGATGTCGGACTGTGCCCGAAACTGTGCTTTCACTCCGTTTATGATGCCGTTTACCTGTGCTCCTATCACAGTGCCATCCGGCCGGATTGCACTTTCTATCCGATTTGACATACTTGATACATCCGTAATGAAATTGTATTGAAAGTCTCCCAACACAACAGATGCAACCTCTTCATTGATACAATCCCATTCCAGTTCTATGACACGTGCATCTGTTACAATATCCAGTTTGCTGTGACGACAATGTACTGTGTCTCCGATAGAAACTTCTTCCAGTTCCCGGATATCCGCGTACAATTCCGTATCATGCAGCATAACCATATCAGCGGATATCGTAACCTTCGGCTTGTCAATTCCAGCTTCAAACTGTTCCTCGCATTTTTCTTTTAACGCATTGTTCAGTTCTTCCTGTGTATTGCAGATCACGATTCCGTTCTCTTCGTCATCTTCCGCAGCATCGGCCTTCATCTTCACATCTTCAAATGTGATCACTCCGTATTTTATTGTTGGATATTTATCAATCAGTGGTGAGTCCACCCACGGTTCATTCCCCTCTATCATGTATCCGTTATATGCCTTTGGTACAATCCTTGTAATGACCTCGCTGGTATCAATCTCTTCCTGCAGCCCGTTTTCCGCAATATTTTTTCCATATAAAACCTGCACCCCATGATCGATTCCAACTCGGTCATTGACGGTGATCGTATAATTATCAAAAAGAACCTCACCGCCCCATCTGTTCAGGAAGGAGTTCTCCTCTTCTCCGCAGATTGCTTCGATCAGGTTCTTTGTCTGGTAATATGCTGTTGATATTATTTTGATATTAGATTTTCCACTGTACTTTTTATTTGGTGCGGTCATGATGTCCAGTGCCTGCTGCCCGTTTTTTTCCGTTGGACGTATATCCAACAGAAAACAATCATCAATCGCATCCATAAAAACCGGTTCCAGTTCTGCACTCACGCCAGCATCTGATTTTGCTTTCTTTTTGATCCGAAATAACTGTGTTCCATTGAATGACTCCAGTTTTACGACTGCGTCCTCTTCTATCCACTTCCAACGGCCCTCTTCATCGATCGGGTGCTGAATCTCCGCTTTCCAACTTCCGTTTAGTATTGCTTTTACAGAAGCGCTCTCCGGAAGTAATGGCATATCGCCGTTATGTTCATAATCCGTATTTTCTGGTTTATAAAGTTCTATCCTTATAAGCACCTCCAGTTCGGAATCACTTTCAGATCAAATCCTCTTGAGATATACACGGTATTCTCTCCCGGTAAAAGATGCAGTTCTGCATAATCTCCATACACAGATGTGTTCATCAATTTTCCATCTTTTCTGTATGCCATCAGCCTGTCTGTATCAATCACCAGATTCTGGCCAACATTCGCTTTCATTTGACTTCCGTTTACCTGCAGGATGCACTCACCTTCACCTGTGATCAAATAGACTGGTCTTGATCTGTCATATGGATTGTAAAACACCTCTTCGGGTGTATATTCTGCTTTTCCATCTGTTCGATATCGGTATCCCTCACACGTAAATTCTACCTCAAACTCTCCGACCTCTTTTACTTGCCGTTCTGCCGCATTGATCTTAGTATGTTTTACATGATAGAAGTACTCCAGTTCATCGCTTAAAATCAGTTCTGTATCATCTTTTCTCATGAGCCATCTTCTCGCAGTCCGAAATCGCTCCTGCCACCTTTGAGGATTTTCTGCAAATGTAAATGGAACTGTGATTGTAATGTCGCTCACAGTTCCATCTTCTTTGAATATGCTCCCATCTCTTCCCGGTATGTTCAATTCCGTATAGTTATACTCTGCCGAAGGGATAGACGGTCTTTCTCGTACAAGTATTCCCATTTCTGTATTTGTATGGCCGTTTCTGATAATTTCATACATTTACCGTCTCCCCTTTCCTCTTTTTGTGTGATGTACTTGAGATGTAAATCCTTTTTTGGCTGTTTCTACAATATAAGAATCAAGCTTTTGATTTCCAATTTGCACACCGACATTATTGTTCAAAACAATGTTAGTCTGTGTAGCACTTGCCAGAGCTGGAGTTCCTCCGTACATACTCTCACTCATCGTCTTGGCAACTCTTTTTACCGCATTGGAAACCTTGTACACATTCTCATTGATTCCTTTTACCATTCCATCGATAAAATCCGGCATCCATGTTTCATAATCTCTCAAAGGTCCTTCATCCGGTCTTGAAAAGTGTAAAAAGGATCGAATCTTATCTCCGATTCCTTTCACTGCATCCACAATCCCGCGGACTCCGGATAATATCCCTTCTTTCAATCCATTGATAAAATCCGCTCCCCATTCCCAGGCATTATCGATCCACCCGGAAATTGTGGATCCAATTTTTTCGAAAATATCACTTACAATTTTCGGAAGTTCCCGGATTGCATTTTTAATTCCATCTCGTAATGCTTCAAACCCACTGATCGCAGTTTCTTTTACCAGAGATACCAATGTGGATACCACATTTTTAATTTCATTCCAAATATTTGATGTAATCTCCTTGATGGAATCCCAAATATTCGCAACTGCATTTTTGATATTATTTAAAATATTCTCCAGATCCGATTTTAATTTTTCAAAATCTCCAGTCACCAGATCAATCATCAATAGTACTGGTGCAAGTGTAGCGTTTTTGATGAATTCCCATGCATTTTGTGCAAGTTGCTTAATTCCGTTCCAGATCCCATTTAAATTCTCTTTTAATTTCGTAAAAGAATCTGTAATGGTTGTTACGATTGTTCTTATCGTTGGATTGGCAAGCAATGACGATAACATCTCATTCCATGCATTGGGAATCGTTTCTGTAAAAAATTCTACAATTCCATCCCATGCTGCAAAAAATCCATCCCTGATTGCCTTTAAAATTCTGTTCACGCCTTCTCGAAACCATTCGCATTTATTATACAAAGTAACCAGCGCCGCTATAATTGCTGTAATAACCGCAATTACAGGATGTGCCGTTATCATTCCAAGTAGTCCGGTCACCGCTGTTTTAATTCCGCCGACCAACTTTGTCGCAACTCCTCCGTTTCCAGACAACTTCGACAGTGCTCCTGCCACCGCAGATATCCCGAGTGATATCTGGCCGATTACCATCAGTAGTGGTCCTAATGCTGCAACCAGAATTCCGACTACTACAATCACCTGTTGCACGCCTTCCGGTAGTGCTGAAAATTTATTGACAAGTGCGGTAATAAGTTCTGCTACCTTCTGGACAATTGGTGCCAGTGTATCTCCGATCTGAATCGCTGCGGTTTCCAGAGATCCTTTTAATTCCTCGATTGCTCTTGATCCATCACTCATCTGAGAATTGGCCAGCCTTTGTGCTGCTTCCTGATCATTTGCCGCATTGATATATTTCTGAATCCCTTCAGTCCCGCTATCCATCATCACAGTAGCGGCTCGCATTGCATCGGATCCGAAGATTGTCGATAACGCCGCATCTCTGGATGCCGAATCCAAACCTCCAAGTTTATTCTGCAACTCCTCAGCAATCTCTGAAGCTCCAAGGAGATCCCCATTGGAATCTCTTGTCTGTATTCCAAGCTGTTCAATCATTGTTGCAGCGCTATCTGTTGGTGCCGCCAGCCTCTGGAGCATGGTTTTTAAAGATGTTCCCGCATCGCTTCCCTCAATTCCCGCATCTGCAAAACGAGCCAAAACCGCTGTTGTTTCCTGTATAGACCATCCAGCGTTTTTTGCTCCAGCAGAACACTGTGCCAGTGCCTGTGTGAGAGGTTCTACATCCGTAGAAGATGCAGCTGCTGCCCCGGCCAAAGCGTTTGCCGCTTCTGCAGACTCATTTGCAGACAGACCAAACGCTCCCATTGCCTGTACGACAACATTTGCTGCCTCTCCAAGATCCATCCCGGAAGATGCCGCAAGGTCCATTGTAGTTTTTAATGCCCCTGCTTTAATGTCGGCTTCTGTCAAACCACCTTTTGCCAGTTCTGTGATCGCATTCCCTGCATCTGTTGCGGAAAAGACGGTATCCTGTCCGGTCTGGATTGCAAGCTGTCTTAGATCTTCCATTTCAGACATGGGCTTATCAAGTGCTCCCGCCGCCTGACTCATTGCATCGTTGAAATTATTTGCCATAACAGTGGATGCAGCCCCTACACCGGTCAGTGCCCCCGTTACTGGCAGCAAGGATTGTCCGACTCCTTTGACCTTATTTCCAAACTCTCCGGATACCGCAGATACTTTTGCAAGATTCGCACTTGCACTTCCTGTAGTCTCTTTTAGTGATTTCAGTTTCTGTTCTGTCTCAACAATCTCTCTTTGAAGAGAATCGAATCCTTCTGGACTGATCGGCTGTCCAAATTCATCATCTACTTGCTTTTTCTGTGCTTTCAGTTCTTTCAGTTTATCAGACGATTGGTCTACCTCTGTCTGCAGTTTTTTGTACTCTTCCGTATCAATCTGACCACTTTCTTCCATAGACTTCATGCTCTTTTTGAGCTTGTCCATTTTTTCGTTGGTCTTTACAATCTCCTCTTGAATCGGAGTATACGCCTCTTTCCAAGCATCATAATTTCCGGCGGTTTTTGCTGCCTGTTCGCTTGCCTGTTTTAAAGTTTCCAGCCTGTTTTTTGTTTCACTGATCGACTGTTGCAGCAACTTCTGCTTCTGATTCAGCAATTCCGTATTCGTGGGATCCAGCTTCAGCAATTTATTGACATCTTTTAATGACTGTTCTACACCGTATAGTTTTTTGTCAACACCGGACAGTGCCTTTTCCAACTTGGAAGTATCGCCGCCAATCTCTATGGTAATGCCTTTTATTCTGCTCCCTGCCCTTACATCCCTCCTTTACAGTGCATCAATATCCGCCTGTGTTGCAATTTTCGGATAATCATACTCATCATTCTTCATTTCGATAAACATATCGTTGATCATTCCAATGCTTAACAGGTCTAAATCAGAAATAGAAATACCGCATTGTGCACATCGAAGCATAAACAATGCGGTATTGACCTCACGGTCTATTTCCCTCTCTTTTTTTTTGGAACTGACATCTGTTTATTTTCTGATTTCCACATTTCCATGATTTCCGGCAGAATCTCATAGATATCAAATGTCTCGAACTGATCCAACCACTCGTTGATATCGTCCGGCTGGTCAGGATCGGTCGGGTAGGTCAGCGGTATTACTACCGCCTTCCCCCCTAAGAACCGTACGTGAGAGTTTCCCCTCATACGGCTCAAGCACTTATAAACCCTGTTGTTCTAACAGAGCCAGCTCATCATTTTCAATCGAGTAGTGTATCTTTCTGTGACAATCGGCATGAAGTAAATAACATCTTTCCTTGTAGTCCTTGCCTAATGTCGTGTGTATTCGGAAACCTCTTTCAATCGTAATGCGTTCGTTACAGTGAGGGCATATTCCATTCTGCATTTTATACAGTGCGTTTATCTTCTTTCTTCCCTTTATCTCGCGCATCATTCGCATAGTGTCTCTTTCCTCAAAATATTCTTCCCATCTGCTGTCAAACGGTGTTGCTTCTGATTTTGTTTTCAGAAATCTCGTGATATGAGTATCTGTTGCATAAATCAGTTTTAGTGCAAAACCATCTTTTGTTGTGGCACAGAAAGTCCAGCTTCTTGTACCTATCCGTCTGAAATATCTCTTGGCAATCCACTTTTTACCCTTTTTCGGATGTCTGCGGCAGCACCATCTCCAAAGGCTTCGCCATACATCGAAGTCAAATCTTTCAAATGCTTCATGTGATACATTATATTTCTGATAATTAACCCAACCACGGATTACGGGATTTAACTGTCTGATTAAATCTTCCTGTCGGCATGTTGCATTACTTTTAATGATTGAACGGACTTTATCCACGATTGCTTTGTAATTCTTTTTAGACGGCTTGGTTAATAACTTATCCTTATACAATCTGATGTTACAGCCGAGAAAATCAAAGCCGTCTGTGATGTGTGTGATTACCGTCTTTTCCTTAGACAGCTCCAATCCTCTTTCTGCCATAAATTCCTCCACAATCGGTAGTACGCCATTTTCAAGAAGTTCCTTTGTTTCGCCTGTGATAATAAAATCATCTGCATATCTGATAAAATTTACTTTAGGAAAGTATGCTTTCCCTTTTATCTTCGTTTTATGGTATTTTGCTTTCAGTTTTGTTTCCAATCCGTCAAGCACCATGTTGCAGATAACTGGCGAGATGGCTGAACCTTGTGGACTTCCAAGTTCCGTAGGGAACAGTTTTCCAGTTTCGATATATCCGCATTTCAGCCATTTACGCAGGATTTCCTTATCTAATGGAATATTCTTTAAAATCCATTCGTGACTAATGTTGTCAAAACATCCCTTGATGTCTCCCTCAAGCACCCATTTCGGCGATTTTGCCTTATTCAGACTTGTAAAGCACTGCTCTATTGCGTCCTGCGTACATCTGCCAATCCTAAAACCATAGGAATTAGGGTCTGCTGTGATTTCCGCAATCGGTTCTAATGCAAATTTATATAATGTCTGCATTGCCCTGTCTTTCATAGTAGGAATACTTAAAGGTCTCTTTTTCCCGTTCTTCTTAGGTATATATACCCTTTTTAATGGTTGTGGTTTGTAGTTTTTGCGTTTTAAGTCAAGAATTGCTTCATATTTGGACTTAGGTGTAGACCATAATACTCCGTCTACTCCTGCTGTCCTTTTTCCTCGATTTTCTGTTACCCTTTTTACTGCTAAAGCTCTTGCGTAAAAAGAGTGTGTGAGTAACCACTGCAAGGATTTTACCCTGCCATGTTTACCCTCTTGATGAGCCTTTACGATACGCATTTGTAGTTTTTTAACGTACGCATTGGCTTTGTTCCAATCAATCTTGTCCCATTCCTTTGCGACGTCAGAAGTCGCACACATTTTCATGTCCATTTGCTTTACTCCTTTCAAAAATTCTATAAATTCTCTCGTAATTAAGCACCATGCGGAAGTCTGCTCCCCTTTCGGGTGGGGCAAATTTTGAATCCCTATCCACTTCATTACAAAATGGCATTCGCTTTTTCCGCAATCCCATACCCGCATTTCCAACAGCTTTCCTTACGGTCTGCCTGCCCAATGGGCAAAAATACGGGCTTACCGTGTTCCACTTAATTAACAT